TCGAGCCGTTCGTCACGCTCGTCCACCCTGCAGTGGGCGTGGTGATGGTGGTGAGCTGATTTGCCGTGGCGTTAATCGTTCCTGCCGCTTGCGCCGTAGCCGTGACGGTAACCGTTCCGCCGCTACTGATGGTGACGCTCGCGGGCAGATTCCACAGGTCGCCAGTTACGGAGTTAGCGACGATGCCATTATTGATCACCGCTCCCGCCGTACCGGAGAGCGTAACGGAGCAGATGGAGTTGGTGGCCGCCTTGCGACTGAGACCGTTAATGGCTACGATCTCGCTTAGTCCTGCGCCAATCGCCAGCGCTGGAGACATGTTGTTGAATGCCAGCACCAAGCCTGCGTTGCAGTCGTTGGCGGCGAGGGCAATGATGCTCATGAGCTGAAACGGGGCCGAGTCGTTGCCGAGGTACGAGTTTTGCCCGTAAATTGCCAAGAATCCGGGCACGTACAATCCGTTCAGAATGTCGTTGTAGTCCGGAACGGTAAGTCCGGCAGAACTGATGAATGGTCCAGTATAGCTCATTGGCTGGCCGGTGCGACAGGGTAGTTAATAATACTAACTGTGCTGAATTGCGTGGTCACCTGTGCCGAGTACGCGAACGCGCGTGTGGTAGGGTTGAAGGTAATACTCACGCCGCTAAGGCGAATGACGAATGGCGAGCCAAGAATGCGCGCGCTAATTAGCGCTTCCATCTGTGACTGTGATGCCAGACTTGCGCCCTGCGCTAGAATGCTTTGCCACAGCGGCAGACCATCCTGGAGCGCAGCCCACCACTCACCCTGGAATAATTTAAGACGCGTGTAGATTGCCTGCTCAACAGCATCCTGGTCCGTGAGCTGCGCGGAGTAGTCCCACACAGGGTCACCGTTCACTAACTGCACGTATAGAATCGAAGGGCTGCTCACGGGACCACCGGGCCTGTATCAGAACCACCCGACATGACCCCGGAGTGAGTGTGCAGCGCATACGACTGCCCGTTGATATTCACGGTCGTAGCCGTCAGGTTAATTATTCCCGGAGTAATCGAAATCTCCGACGTGCCCCCGTCCGGTGTCATCGTCACGGAGCCGCTCGCCACCTCAATCACCGTATTGCCGTCGTCCGAACGGACTTCTAATGCGGAAGTACTGTAATCACTTAGCACTCGCGGCTGCGACCAAGGACCGAGTATGGCGAACCCATCCGAGAGGTCGTGCCTACGCCTTTCCTCCTGATTTGGCATTGGTTGGTTCAGGTCAGTAGGTGCTCCCTGACTCCACCAGGCGTTGATGCACATGTCTGCGAAGACTACCAGGCACTCGTCGCCTGCCGCGATTGGGAGCGTCACCGCAAAACCTCCGGCGCGAGGGATGATAATTGGCACGTCAGCCAGCTGCGGCAAGTTTATGGGCGTGGGCACTAGGTTCTGGAAGATATTTTCCTGCACTGCAGGTTGCACCACCACCGTCTGCTTCGTAGCATCAAAGCTCACCACCACGGCAGGAACCGCTACGCGAAGATCGCAGGCGTGCTGCCAAAAATCCTCGTCAGAGGGATCAATACCGAGCAGCATTCCAAGGCTGACGTAATTTGGCTGCGCATTCATGGTCGCGCGAACTGTACTCCCGTGGCCGCCGCGATTGCCGCTACCTTGTCGTAGCTGGTGAGCCAACCGGTAACGTCCGTATACCAGTCCTGACCACGCGTATCGCCAATATACCGTGCGCCCACTACCACGTACACTCCACCTTGACTCAGGATACTAGTCGAGGACAAGTCCCCAATAGTACGCTGCAGTTGTGCGATGACGGTGTTGTCGATAGCGATCGCCATTGGAGGGTTGCTAACGATGACGTTGGGATTCAGCAGCAAACGGCAGTTCACGCCGAACTGTGTCTGCTGCGGGGTGCCGATGATGGAGCAAATATTGCCTGCGGCGCTGGGCGCAGTCCCCGCGGCCTGAAACGTGTACTTTGGCGTGGACGGGAAATTCTTACTCAGATCTCCGACATTGAACAGTCCACGAGGTCCAAGAAACCACTGCATGTTGTTGCCGCGCGCCATCTCGGTGAAGTACTTACCGGGCTTACCAAACACAGTCTTGGCTCGGCTGAAACTCTTGCCTGCGAGACCGGGGGCGACGAAGTTGCTTGTCAATGGGTGAAAGCACTTGTCGGCCATCGCCTGTACGATAGCGAGTTGATCGGTTTGCGCCTTGAACGTCAGCCCCAAACTGTTGCGACTGTTTTCATCAAGACCAATCACGCAGTGAAGCGTAACCACAAAGTCAGTCTGATTCACGCGATCGAACGTTGGCTGCAGCACGAAGCCATCCCAGACGACGCTCGATACACCGGGAGACTGATAGCCTGCCGAGAGCGTTATACGCATACCCTGCTGAATCGGCCCTGCCGTGGGGGTAGCAGAGCTAGCTGTTACCGGCGCGGGGTTAGCGCTCGTACTCCCCTGGCTTAGCAGGAAATCCGTCAACTGCTCATTAGGATTCCAGATCTGAATATCGGCTGTCCAGTACCACTGGTACCACATCGTGCGCACGTCGAAGGTGACCTTTAGAGCTTGCTGGAAACTGCTACTGCTCAGTGTAATGACCTGCTCACTGTTGGCAGAGTACACGGCCAGGCTCCATGCCCGGTTAAATAACGGGTTGGCGACAGCGCTAATATGCCACCCCCACCACGTCACTCGTGTCTTGCCAAAGCAAAACGAAATCGCTCCCCAGGTCCGTCGAGTTCGGGTAGTTCGGCGTTGTGACGCCGCTAGCATTGAGCACAAACATACTCCCAATGCCAAGGTACCGGAATTGCGCCAAAATATTCAGGCCAGTCACCAACGGGAGCGAGTCCAATAACAGGTTTCCGCTCGAATCGTAAATTGATATGACCCAGTATCCTGCAATTTCGTTGAAGTTCAGCGCCGCGCCGATGGTGACTAAACCACCGTTAATAGAACCTGTCGCCGTCCAGGTCTGGCCAGGGTTAGAGTCAAGCGGGATGATTTGCTGCGCCATTTTTTACGGGGAGCCTAGCGTCATGCCTGCGAGGTTCGGCGGCGGCGGAATTACGCCCTTGCTGCCCTCGCTTGTAATACCAGTTGCGTTCGGGCGATTGCTGACGTTCGACTGTCCCACTTGCGCGCCGATGATCTGCTCGAACCGCAGCATGCACCGTAAACTGCGCGACGTGCTCCTGTCCTCTGTTGCGCGCACGTCCAGTAACCATAAGTTCTGATAAACCTGCAGCCGCGTCGCCAATGTGACTGGTACGCGGGCCGCTTGAATAGCCTTGAAGGTCTGCCAGGCATTTACGCTGCGTGATCCCGCGCCCGAGTACTGCCCGGCGAGAAAGCTTCGCATTGAGTCTGACATAGCTACGTCCAGCGTCACCCGCGCTGGGAGCAGGTAGACGTGATCGATGATCGCGGGACCGACCTGCACGGGGTGCTTAGTACCGACTGCCTCTTGCACCTGCTCTACTCGCAATGTGGCGTCGAAAAAGTAAGTTACAGGTTGCGCGGGCGTAGAGGACGGCGTCGAGTTCTGGTTATTGTTGGCGCTGCCCGGCGTGCTTGCCGGAAGCGAGCAGGTCATACTGTAAGTTTGCGGGTTTCGACCGCCAGGGATGCCGGAGTTCAACTCCGAGACGGCGAAGGATGGGATGAATGCGCCCACTTAAACGTACGCTCCTTGCGCCCGTGCGTACTTCTGCCGCATGGCGCGGCGATCGCGCTCGTCACACGCGTCCATCACCGCCCGCTTGATCTCGTCCGGGGTAGCATTGGCGTGCGCGACATTAACCGTCACTCCTCCGCTTCCGCCGCGATAGCTCTCCTCGTGGTACATGCTCGGATCACGCGCCAAAGGATCCTTCTGCCAGCGCTGGTACTTTTCCATGAACTGAGAATAGTATTGATCGAATGATGGTTCTCCAGGCGCAGGCGACCAATCATCGCTGTGCTTGGTATTTGGCCCCATATAATAGTCACGAAGCGCATCTTTCAAATTCCCTTTGCGGCGTTTCAAATTGCCGAAAATGATAGAGTTCATCACAGAGATCTGGTCAGCCTCACTGTCCACGCTCTTTCCCTTGGGCCAGTTGCCAGGCATGATTTGTCCGAGACCAAATGCGCCGGTGCGTGCGTTGTGCGCATCAATATTAAACTTACCACCCGTTTCTTGGTCTGCTAACGCCAGCATGAGTGCGGCATTGCCGGATGCGCGACCCGAGGCAGCTAAGTCTCCCTGTATCTCCGGCACTCCAAAGGGTGCCTTTATTTTGTCCCATAAATCTTTCCAGAATTTTTTCTTTACATCATCTGATGCTGATTCACCTCTATTAAACAACATGTCGGATGCGCGCTCTGTTAAGGTTCCTCCGCCGAAACGACCAGGATTCATTGCCAGCATATCCAACGGTCTAAAACGAGGACTCATTACGTCACTGATTGTACTTCCTGTGACCCAGTGGAACACGCTCCCGACGGCTGCGCCCAACTTTAAGAAAGCAGGCGCGATCACACTGGAAATCTTGTCAGAGATACGGACAAAGCCGCTCGGGCTCTCGAACCAGTCTACGAAGCCCTGCAACCGCTCCTTCAGTGCCATTGGCGAGCCGGAGAGCTTATTGAGAATATCCTCCGTCAACCGCATACCGAAGTACTGCAGCGCCGGACCCATGCGCGTGAACTGGAACTCGATGTCGCGGATGTTGCGAAAAGCCTTTTCGCCGCGATCCCCGCCCAACAACTCCATCATCCTTGTTTGGTCCTTGATCAGCTGCTGGTAGCGCTCGGCCAGCTCGGGCGGCCCCCAGATAATTTCTTCTAGGCTATAACCGAGCGCGTCCGTGGCGATCTTCATCTTCTTGGCCGCGTCCGTGCCCATCATCATGCTCCGGGCGAAGACCTGAAACCCCAAGTCCTGCTGGGCAGTGGAACGCATCAGACCGACGGTCGCTCCGGCCACGGCAGCGGTGGCGGCGACAAATGCCCCGCCAACGATCGTAAAACCTTTCACGCCAGCTTTGGCAAACTTCTCGACTGTGACGCCCGTGCGCTTCAGCGCATCCTGGAACTTGCGCTCCGCCACCTGGTCCACGGCGAAGCCGAGGCCAACGAGATAGTCCCTTATAGTTTTATAGTTAGCCAAGCTTCGAAATCTCCGCCTGCATCAAACGCTGCGCCTGAACGGCCTCGTGAATCTCTACTAGCTTGTCAAAGGTCATCTCGTCGCAGTCCCGGTGAGCCCAGTGCCCGGTGAGCACCGGAGTTAGGAGGTAGCCGTCGATCCAGGTGCGGACGGCGGTCCCAAGTCCGGGAACACTGCTCTCAGCGTCTCCGCCGCACCCGGCTCGAAAAAACAGTGCAGGTTGAAGGCCAACGAGGCTACTAGCAATGCCGTCAAGTCCA